CTTGATGCGTAAGCTAGTTGCGAATTAATGCCACCAGTAAGTGGGGCTAACACTGAGTCAGTAATGTTGCTCACCGCACCTGCGACTATGCCCTGCCCTTTATTAAGACCGTTCACCAAGCCATCAGTGATGTTGCCACCAAAGCCTGCAAATACCTTAGACGGTGAGCTAATGCCCAATGCTGACTTAAATGGACCTTGTATCCAACCAGGCAACTTGTCTAAGAAAAACTTACCGATTTTTGATAATAATGAGCCAGCACCATCAAGCAAACCCTGTATTAAATCTTTGCCTGAGTTGTAGAGTAAAGAACCCATGTTGCCAAGCGCACTAACTATTTGCCCTGGCAACCCTTTTATGAAGTTTACTGCCGTACTAAACGCATTTACTATGAAGTCTTTTGCACCCTGGAATTTGTCTTTAATAAAATCTACTGCGTTGCCAGCAAATTCTTTAATTGTATCCCAATTTTTTATAATTGCCAGAACTGCCAAACCAATCGGACCAGTCAGGATACCTAACAAAAGCTGCCAGTTATCTTTGACCCAATTAAAACCAGTCTGAATTGCCGCCCAGACAGTGCCTACCACATCCCCGAATGCTTGGAATACCTTTTTGCCAGTTTCGGTTTGCGTAAAGAAGTATACTAAACCAGCCACTAAAGCTGCTATAGCGATTACTACTAGCCCAATGGGGTTCATTGCCATTACAGCGTTAAAAAGGGCTTGTGCTATGGTCATAATCTTTGTTACGGCTGCCCATGCAGTCAGGGCAGTAACAATAGTGCCTATCGCTATTGCTATTGGGGCGAATATATCACTGTTGCTGGATATGAAATTTACTACGGGAACGATTGCTTTTAGTATGGCTTCAAAACCTTTGCCTATGTTTGTGATGGCATCGGATACATTCTTCTGCCCTACAGCTTGAATAATTGCTGCCATGCCACGGGTAACAGCCGTCTGCATGTTTGTAATGCCCGTGCCAATACCGGCTGTTGCTTCCCTAGCTTGTGAGTCTAGTGATGCTAGACCGCCACCACCATTTTTATTCAGGTTTACCAAATCGTCTGCTAGTTGCTGTGGGTTAGCAGAATAGAGCTTATAAAGTTCATCGGCAGTTTTGCCAGTTGCTTTCTGTAGCCCCTGCAAAGCCGTAGGCATACGGCTCAGAGCCGCTTGTATAGTAGTGACTGGCGCACTGCCACCTGATATTGCTCTAGTCAGGCTTTCATGACAATTTGAGTATCCTGGGCGTTTCCACCTGTGGCTAATAGTGCGTTGTTCATTGCTAAGAACGTATCAGTGGCTTTGCTGGCTGGAAGCCCAGCTGCTATAAACTGCTGCACCCCTGCTGCACCGTCTTGCAAGGTTGTTGGTAATCCCCGTAACGACTTATCAAGTTTATCTGTGGCTGCTTTGGCTTCGTCAGAGCCAACACCCATAGCCTTTAGTACTCTAGGGAATGCGTTTAGGGTATCAACACGGGCAATCGCATCATTGAAAGCACCGCTTAGTACATTCATCGCCTTGTTAGCGGCTGTTGCCACTACACCAGCCACAGCACCAGTTAGGATAGCCGACTTAGCACTGAATTCGCCACCAAACTGATCGGCAAAGTTTGACCCAGAGCCTTTAAGCCCACCAGAAATTTTGCTTTGAATGCCCGTCATGTTCGGGGCTATTCGTATGTAAGCTGTTCCTATGTCTGCCATTTGATGCGTTTCTACCTTTTATTAATTGCCGGTATTACCGCACCGTGGCGTAGTATTTATATTGCAAATTATACCATAAGCTGTTAGACACGCCCAGCATCCCTTGCCTTGACTAAAGCCATGCGACCAACATAGTTTGCGTGCGCATCTAACCCACCATCGGAAGTGATAGTTGCAATAGCACGCCGCCCTCTTCTGATCGTGCCTACTACAGTTGCCACACTAATTTCTGGTGGGTTGGTAGACATACTATTTGCCATTGACTGCGCACGGGCGGCGATTGCCATACCGGATTGGTTTATCAAAGGCTTTGCCAGTTCAGTCAGAATGATTTGCGCTGCCGCTGTGTCTAAGTAAAAAGATGATTGACTGCTCATACCAATAGTATACCCCCTCACACGTATAGGCGCACTCCCCTGCTTTGCCTGGGTGTCGGCTGAAATGCACTTGTCATCTGGTCAAGTTTATGGTCTTGGGGGCAGGGAAGTGGTCGCCACCCCTGTTAAGTGTTGTATTCAGTACAATGCCACTTTTCTGCTAAAAAAGCCAGCAGGGGAGTGGTTTTAGGCTACTTTCGGGGTCTAGAAAGTAGATGTTTAACTTCATCAACGTCAAGGGCAACAGTATCTTTCTTGATACCCTCATCGCCCATAGCTTTCTTCATGAAATCTGGTACAAATATCTTTGGATGTGGGGTTTGCTTGTGCTTCTTTACGCCCTCATTTGAGTTTTGCCATATGATTGTATCTAACAAATAGTTTGCTTTATTAGCCAATATCTCACGCCATCCCCACTGCATTGCTGGGTTGATGGCTGAGAATAGCCTGCTTGTTTTCGGCAACTGATACATAAGCCTTGCCGCACGTGCTGGCTTCACGAATGCGACATTTAGACCAAAGTATTGCTGGAAGTCTGCCTCTAACTCATCAAAGTGCTGCCAGCGCACTTGCAATAAGGCTACCCTTTTGGGTCAAACTTCTCAAAGATTGCTTGGTAGACTTCAAACAATTTGGATAGTTTAAACTTGCCGTCTTTTTTTACAAAATGTTCTTTGAGATTTACATAGCCGTCTTTGCCAAGTAGGTACTCCAAGAAAGTAATAATTTCTTTGAGCTTTTTCTGATTTTCAATAGCATCAATGGTGTCTAGAATATCCACATCGTCAATGCGTTCGGTGTCTATTTCAAATGAATAGTCGTCTACCATAACTTGCTGTATCGTGCTAGTCACGGGAGGTGCAATAGTAGCTTCTTCTGGTTTTTTAGGTTCTGTTGGTACTGTTGGTTCAGCCATTTATATACTCCAATTCAATTTAGTAATCGTAACCATGATTGTAACATAACAAAAACGCCCCGTGAATGGGGCGTTTTTTGCCGTGTAGGACCGTCTAAGACGATCCAAGCAAACCAATGTACTCTTTGTGAGTGTCACCGTCTGTAGAGCTTGGAAATGCCTTTAGATTGATAGGATAAGCCACTGGCTCACCATCAACGTAAGAGATTTCGGCACTGCGGTCTGCGATGCGACCACGTTCAACCACGATGCGTTTTACACGCCCACCGGTCAAAACGAGTTCTGCAACAAAACAAATCTCAGGCAGCGTAGAGCTGTTTACCCTGATAGTGATGTTGTCACCGTCTACCTCAACGTTATCCTCACCATAGTACAACTTTGCAACTTCCACGTTGGTTTCAATCAGATTGAAAGTAAACATTTCCATGAATGTGGTTTGATCCGACAATACATTGTCGCCACCCCATGCAAATACGTCTTCAACATCAGTTTCAACGTTGTTTACTAGACCCTCATCACTGACATAACCCAGATTTACAAAAGCGGCATCTAAGTCGCTTGCTGAGTCTGTAGGCAGTGTAGTACCGGCTGGGGCTACGAATAGCGCACCAGTGGCTTTAGGCTTACCGAAAGAAACGTTTTCAGAGTTGTTATTGCTCATGGTTTCTAACCTTGTCTATGATTGTTGGCACAACACACCACTGGGGTAGCTCTGCTTATGTTTTGATTATATCACACTATTGTTTGGGTACAGCTTTTGAGCAATCATCCGGTTTGAACGTGTCATTTACTAGGGTTCTAAACTGTTCAATTCTAAGTTTCTGGGCTTCTGAAATCGGATCGGCAGGTTGTTGGTCTAAAATGTAGCCCCAAATAAGCCTGTTTTTTGCACGGGCTTCATTGGTGTTTTCGCACCTAGCTATAAGGGCAGCATGATTAGTTTCAGCCTGCACAGCAATCTTGTTTGTTTCACTGTTATTGTGAATAGCAAAAAATGTCAGGGCAATATCAAAAATAATAGATATAGCCAAAGCCCAGTTAGTGCGTTTTTGCTTTCGTGCTGCCTTTTCTAATACAGCAATGTTTTGGTCAATCGGGTTCTTTTTGAGCTTTTTTTCTAGCTCTGCATCCCTATCGTCAAGAGTACTCATGACTTACTCCCTTTCTTAGTTGCCAACAGTCGCTTATTCTGCCCCTGTAGCTTTTTAATGATTGCTTTCAATTCATCAACTTTTTTCTGCATAGCTTCTGAGTCTTTATGTGAGCTATGTTTGAATTTGACGAATTCATCCATAACCTCTGAAAGTTTGCGATTTACTGCAAACAGCTGTTCGTTGTTTTTGCGTATCTGTTCTTCGGCTTTTTCGGCTCTATCTAGATTTGTTTTTGCTTGATCTTTCCAAGCATCACTAAGCGCACGACTTTCTTGCCACAAATCAACTGCCTCACTCGTAGTAATCGTGCCAGAACTTTGTTTTTCTTGTAGATTAGCTTTGCGCCGCCCTAGCAAGTAATTTGCCAGTACACCCAGTGCTGGACCGGTGAGTAACGCCAAAGCCAGTGTTAGGATAGCTTCTTTGCTCATTATGAACTCTCATACGGTTCATACATTAAACTACCTGGCACGGTACTAATACTGCCTAGCCTCTGGTTGCCGTAAAGCCCCAAATCGTGAAGCTCTGACTTTTTGAACCATAAATCACCGGCAGGGTTAGTAAACACAATGTTTTCAGAGTATGGACCGGCTGTTTGCTGGATACTGTTGGCTGGTGCGGCATCAACAGGCGTGAGCATGGCACGCTTTGCAGCCTCCATGACAACCCACTGGACCGTACTAAAGTATGCTTCGTCAGCATTCACCATATCGTCTAGGTTCTTGCTCTGGTTGCTTGCAATCGTGCGTAGGCGGTTGCTTGCTAGTTTAAGCAAGCTATCTGCACGGGTGTCTTCTGCGCCAGTCAGGGTGCGCCAGAATATCGCTAAATCTTCGTGATCTGCGTATGCGTTGGGTGATGTGACTGGTATAGACACACTCATTATTGGTTACCTCCCATGAAGCCTGCGTTGCTGCTTGCTAGTCGTTTTGTCTGCAAAGTTTCTGCTTCCCTAATGCCAATACCCATCAAGCGGTAGCCCTCAACAGTACCAACCAGCTCTGGCATAGCTTGGAATAATTTAAACATGGCATCACCAATTTGCCCAATATCAGCCTGAAAGATTGGCTTCCATGCTGGTATTAGATTGCGCAACTGAGCTGGTACAGTATCGTTGCCGTCAATCGCTAGGCGTAGTGTAATCATCAGCTCTTTGAACTGTTTGCCCATTTCTTCTTGGGCGTTCTGAGCTTCTAGTAATAGATCGTCTGACATGGCGGCTAGGCTCTCAGCACTGCTTGGGTTGGCTGTTTCGTAACCTAAGTTGCGAAGTGTCAATGCAGTTTCGGCACAGAAATCACGGGCTTTGTCTTTTTTGCTAGTTTCAAAGCCCTCAATGCTCATCTGGGTCAATACACCAACGTCAGGCGCATCGCCATCTTCGTCTTTGGTGATAGTCCACACTTTGCCCAGTGCGCTGTCTAGATCGCCGCTAAATTCAGCACCCTCAGCAAGACCGCTAATATACCGCTGTGGCATTGAATAAAATTCTTCTGCAATTTCTAGTCGGCGTTTCATGCGACCAACTTCATTGATGATACGGCGAACTGTGTTGCTCAATCGTGATTTACCTAGTGGGCGGTCTGCGCTTTGGCGGTGGGTAACAGGGTGCAGTAGTGTGCGACCAGTTGGGTTTGGCACAATCTCATCTAGATACCTGTTTTTGAAAATAGCCGTGAACTCCGGCGTGAATAGAATATAGTCTTTTGGTGCGTAGTTGATGCCAGCCTTGCGTGGTTTTGGCACGTGCCATTTAGTAACTGCCAACCCCCATTTTAGCAAGCCCGTGCGCTGGTCAATCTCACCAGTAGCTTCTTGGGCTGTGAATGGTATAAGTACCTTGCCAT